CTTTCCAGAGTACACTACGAACGTAACGCAGCAAATATGGTCACAAACAAATGTATATCCTTCCAACGCTTTTGAGATTAGCGACGGACGCGATAGAAGCCCGTACACTTATAGAAGGCAGGGTTTGGGTTGGATTAGATAACGAATACAAATTACATGGCTAAAGCAGGGCGAAAAAAAGACATGGTAAAACAAAAGGTCTACGAAGAAAAGTTTCGTCGTTACCTTTTGAAAAAAGAAAAACAAATAAAAAGATTGGTCAATGAAAGTTAACGCAGAAGGTTACGCGCTAATTAAGCGTTTCGAAGGTTGTAAATTAAAGGCGTATAAATGCCCCGCCAACGTATGGACGATTGGCTACGGAAACACGTTTTACGAAGACGGAATGAAGGTTAAAGAAGGCGATGTAATAACGCAACAACGCGCTGAAGAACTCGCGAAGTTTATCATTGACCAGTTCGCGGTTGTAATTGCTCCATTTATCAAACAACCACTAACTGAAAATCAATTTAGCGCGTGTGTTTCACTTGCGTACAACATCGGAACGGGTGGCTTCAAACGTTCTTCGGTATTCAAGAAACTAAACGTTAACCCACAAGACCCAACGATAGCAGATTCTTTTAGACTTTGGAACAAGGGCGGGGGTAAAGTATTACGAGGTCTTGTTAACCGTCGCGAAGCCGAAATACAACTATACTTCAAATGAGATGAACACCGAAAACGAGATTCAATTGATACACGAAGAGCTTCAAAATATGAATAAGAAGATAGACCGAATCTATCATGTCTTAATAGGTGACGACGAAATGAAAATTGAAGGTCTTGTTAGTAAGGTTCAAAAGCACGACAAGTACATAAATAACCAACGCCTTCAAGTAGCGCGTTTGGGCGGTATTGCAACCGCTGCGGGTATCGTTGGCGGTCTAATTGTTCAACTAATTTTAAA